TCGTACCCGGTAAGCATCACCGAAAGTTGTCCGAATAGCGCAAAAATTGCATCTTCCGGGGCATCCCCTTGAGGTATTGATATTGGTTGACGGTGAAGCCTTATGGCCTGAGTGCGCCGAATCACTGTTGAGATACACTGGCATGTTGAGAAGATGGCGGGCTGGAAGTGGCAGAGAGTCAAGATCAACAACCTTAGATTTACCGAATTCAGTTACAAAATCAACATCACCATTTAAAGACTGTAATATTTGAAATAAACATGCTTCACCCTCACCCTTAATTACTCCGTTTACGTTGGAATCTTTTAAAGTCTCTTCCAGAGTAGCCGTTGGATGACTGCCACCCATAACGGTTATAATTTTTGGATTAATAGCTTTGGCTATTCGGCAAATATTATGAGCGTCCCACGCCTTATTCGAAAACATACAGGACACTCCGACCAGATCGGGTTTAAATGCCAGAATGTGAGATTCTATTTCAAGGTCGGTCAAGCCATACCGGATATCACTGTTCTCTAATTTAATGCCTTCTCGCTGTCCTTCAGCTACACAATCCAGTATCTTGACCTCGTAGCCTTCCCGTTCAAGCACGGCGGCGATGTAGGCAACTCCTAGAGGCGCAACAAGGCCAATCCTAACCTGATCGGTTGTCATGTCCGGGGGTCTTGTGTCCGGTGGAATAATTAGTATTACTTTCTTAACTCTCATTCTACTTTCCTCTTTAGTACGTTATTTTCTTCTCTAAAAGCTTCTTATCAATTGGTGTATTCCTCAGTGTTTCAATGATAATTTCAGGACCGTTCTTAAAACCGAGATAGGGATTGAATGACACAGCACAACATCCTGTAAATATATTTTCTACTTGTTTTTTAATTAATTTACGTTCATAATCTATGTTTGCGCTATTATAAATATCCCTTGTCCGTCCGTCCTGTCTACTCCCAATGTTCACACACGGAACTCCAAATAGAGGAGCCTCAACCAATCCACATGATGAGTTGCCCACTATACAACTCGATATCTTTAAGAGTGAGAGAAACTGCAAATAAGGTAGATTCTTGAATTTAGCATATGGATATTGTTCAATAACCTTTATCATGTCCTGACTGCCTCGGTCTGAGTTAGGATAGATTACGACAGGCTGCCAGTCGGGATTATTTACCGCCTCTAAGGTCTCACGAATCTGCTGGCCCGCCTCTTTCCACTCGGTTGATACTGGGTGCTGGATAACCAGGATAATAGGCCGTGTGTCGAGTTCTAACGTCTTCAGGAGGGTATCATTAGGGATGAATGAAGCTTCCGGCATGGCATAAATCCCCAGTGGCCCAACGGTTTTAATTCTCCAAGGTTCTTCACCCATTTTAATTAGCCGTGCGGCATGTTCTGGTAAAGAAGGAAAGTGAAGATGTGCGAATCTCGTTATGGCATTCCGGATTGATTCATCGATTGAACCTGTTTTATCTCCGCCGTGAATATGGGCCACTGGAATATTGAAATCAACCGCTCTGATTGTGGCGTCAAGCATGGGCCATGTGTCACCGAGGACAATAACATAATCCCATTTTTTTAAAAGTTTAAACTCATTATCAACCGAAAACTCAATATCTTTGTGTTTAATCAGCTCATCACGTAATGGCTGATAGATTCCTTCATCACTTCTGGCTGAGGATATGATTAAGAGATTCATTTATCACCCCTTAAATTTTACCTTGTATAAACAATAAGATTGTTTCCGCAATAATTATCACACCAGCTATAATAGCAAACACACCAATTATAAGTTCTAAAATATTCCTCATCCCAAAACCTCCTGACAAACCTTATCAAACCTCACCAGCTCTTTAAGCTCATTAACATCCATTGACCAATCGTTATCGGGGAATAAATCATTGTGTTTTAATACAAAATGCTTCTCAATTATTTTGGCACCACGAGCAAGAGCTATTTTAGCAATATCAAGGCCAACACTGTGATCGGAAAGACCAACAAACTTATCCTTGAAATTAACTGAATTAAGATAAAACTGAGTGGGGATAGCGGGATATTTGGGTATACAGTAAAGATATTTGTTTGAGGTACTATTAAAGTCAAGAGAATTTGAAAGTCCTATTGAATGTAATACGGGCTTTCCGGTATACATACAGTTAATTTTAGATTCAAATAATGGTTCCGATTTACCATTATTGAAAGCTATCTTATACCGTTTAACACCGATCTTCTCGCACCAGTCAACATATTTAGGGTGAAAGACTGAGAAAAAGACTTCCTGACCAATAGAGGCACCATAATCGAATAATTCACGCGCCTGATCGAAAGTTAAAGCGTGGGATTTAACCCATTCGTACCACGGTTGACCCTTATCATCTTCGGCATTGAATAACTGGAGCTTACTTAGACTTGCTCCCGCCTCGTTTGCGGCCTTTATCGCTTCTTTGGCTTCGTTTATGTCCACCCAGTTTGTGCAATGTTCCGCTATTATCATTCCCTTTCTCTCCCTTTAGAATAGCTTCTGCTTTATCAAGGTCTTCCTGAGTATCAATATCAATAGATCGTTCGTCCGGCATGTGGTATTTCTTGAGGTTATGGCCGTACAGCATTCCCCGGTTAACAAGGTCAGCATGAGTAATGTAGATAGCGCCATTCTCGCCGGTTGCATGCTTAGAATTATCAGAAATAGAGGTTACGGAATCAGCTTCGTTGTTTTTAATCATGTCAATACAGGCATCAATATCGGCAGTAGAACGCAGCGGAGAAGTTGGCTGAAGAATGAGAATCCATTGAGTACGGGTTTCATAATACTTTAGTAGGTAGTCAATAACGTGTTTGATAACCGGTAATGTGGGTGTATCATCCTGAGATAAAGCAACAGGGCGTTTTATAATAACTTCCGCCCTGTACTTTTGTGCCGTGGCCGCTATATCGTCATCATCTGTTGAAACAATAGGCGGCGATCTGTAATATTTTGACTTGCGCCATACTTCAATTGAGTGTGCAATAAGGGGTTTTCCGTCAAGTAAAGCCAGGTTCTTGTGAGGTAATCTTTTACTTAATCCTCTGGCGGGAATAATAACCGTAATATCTAACATAATGTTACCCTCCTTTAACGATAGTCTAATGCTAAAAATTAAGATTGTCAATATGGAATTAAAAGGTATCTAAAACCCCATGAAATATTGTGTTTTTAGCCTCGAATATTATCAATTTAGCTTCAAAAGTAGGACTTGACAGACTATTGATACTGCGATATAGTATAAGGACAAAGAGGAAAGGAGAGGTAAAGGGAAATGGTTAATCAGTTAATCGAAGATAAAATCAACACATGGATCAAGGACGTCTCCCCTTATATTGCCGCACACATAGAAGCCGGATTATCAGAAGAAGTCGCAATTATTAACGGCTTGAACGATTACCGTAAAATATCAGAGGAAATGGCTGTACATCAATCAAAGCGGTCTCGTATCGCTTATCGCGCAATTACTGAGCGAGCATACCACGTTTTACACGCTAATTTATTACCAAATGTTAATTCAAATCAATTCTAAACAAGGAGGTGATTTAAAGGTTAATTGTGGTGTAAGTAATATCAGGAGGATACCGGATGAAATAACTACTTGATACTGGCTGTGAGGGAATGGACACTTGCAGCCAGTCACGAGAGAGTTATTAGGAGGAGAAGAAGATGGTAGAAGTAAGATGTAAGAATTATACGGTATGCAAACATAAAGATATTTGCATCGTGCATGGAGTAAAACACACTGAAACAGATGCATGTAAATTACCCTGTAAAATGATCGGATGCCCTGCTAACTCTGTATGCATCCCTGTCAATGACATCCACGTCAACCCCTTATCTTGGAAGCTGGTTGGTGAACCGGTGAAGGCAAATTTCAGTATACCTAAAGAAGAGCGACACTGTAGCAACTGTAAATACTGGGGTGAATCTATTAGTGAAGACCCCTGTAGACGGTGTTTTAGCGATAGACTATACGATAACTGGACACCGCGCCAATGACAATTTTACAAATCAAATGTGCCTGGTGCGGTAAGGACATGGGGACTAAGGACGGACAGGGGCAGACAGGCACGACACATGGAATCTGTGAGACTTGCGCCGAGAAGGAATTCAAAAAGTACATGAGGGGGAAGAAAGCTAAATGATAATTAATCGTGAGTGGGCCATGCCGAACAAATGGACATTCCAGATACAGCCTATTAAACGGTTATTAGACTCTTATGTTGGTAATGGCATAGGCTGGATAGACCCATTCGCGGGAGAAAATAGTCCTGCTGAAATAACCAACGATATTAACTCACTAATGCCGACAACTTACCATGATAAAGCGATTGATTTTGTTAACCGATTAGACGGACAATACAACGGAATATTGTTTGACCCGCCTTATAGTCTGAGGCAAGTTAAAGAGTGTTACGAATCTCAAAATATAAAACTTGATTATGCGGAAACTATTACTTATTTTAGTAAACTTAAAAGCCACTTAGCTGGACATATCAAATACGGTGGATTGGCTATATCATTCGGCTGGAATAGTTGTGGATTTGGTAAGGTAAACGGTTTTGAGATTATAGAGATACTTTTAGTCTGTCATGGGGGAGATCACAACGATACCATTGTTACTGTGGAACGTAAAATACAGGATAAATTGGAGGCCACAAAATGAACCCACTAAAAGCAATCATCCGGCGTATGCTATTACCGAGAGTAGAGCCAATAGTGCTGCTGGACGAACACCTGAACACTAAGCAGTACGACATCAACAAACCGGAGCCACAGTTTGAGATTGGTCAAGAAGTTTGGAATTAGGAGGGATCAATGAATAAAGTAGAGTTAAAATTAAAACTGGATTTGCATTTGAAATGGTTACGGGGGGAGGATGGGGGTATCTATGCCGACCTGAGCGGTGCCGACCTGAGCGATGCCAACCTGAGCGATGCCAACCTAAGCCGTGCCAACCTGAGCCGTGCCGACCTGAGCGGTGCCGACCTGAGCCGTGCCAACCTGAGCGGTGCCGACCTGAGCCGTGCCAACCTGTATATGACACAATGGCCGCTGTGGTGTGGCACCAAAAACGTAAAAATTGATATTAAAATAGCCGCTCAACTAGCCGCTCATTTTTGCGCCGTTGAATGTGATGATCCAGAATACCAGGCCGCCAGAGTTGCACTTTTAACACTGGCTAAAAAGTTTAAATATGCTAAATATTTAGGCATAACGGAGGGATAGACTTGAAACAAAAACCAAAGGAAAGAATCACTATCAGGAACCTCGATAATGAGTTATACAAGGACGCTCAGGATGCGGCAAATAGGCTAGATATTGCAGTCGGCCCCTGGATTAGTCAAGCAATCAGCGATAAATTGAATAATACGATCGCAAAGCAACGAGACTTATTAACAAAAGCATTAACGGCTATTATAGACGAATGCCCTAATCCTAAATTACCTTATGGTAAAGCAATCGTGTCTTTAGCAAGTGTAGCTTTAGCAAACGTAAATGTATTAAATAAGAAAGGAGCAAAGTAAACCAATGAAAGCATCAGACAGCAACAAGGTTAACGAAATCATCCAGGCAATCAATAAAGTGGTTCCCAATATCGACACATCCTTTAAAGAATATGAGGATGAAATTGAACTGACAACCAAAATCCAGAAAGCCGGCACAGTTGGCAGGCCGCGCAAAGTAACGGCGCAACAGCCATTAGGCAACCTGACCGGAGACAATGCCGGAACAGGGGAGGCACAGCAATAATGGATTACGCAAAATCAGCCGTGAACCTGCAATCAAGCCCTATAATCAAAGAGAAGCTCGAACAGTTGAAAGCTATCCAAGAGCAAATCGGTGAATACCGTAGACAAATGGAAGAACTTATTCCAGCAGACCTAAAAGCAGCGGGGTTATCTGAAACCGAGAAGTTTTTTAACCTTCAATCCCAAATCAAGGCCCTTATCGAGACCGAAGGATCGTATCAGGACTTGGAAAACAACCTGTACGCCATCAAGCAGAAAAAGGTCACGAAATCCTATGATACCACTTCACAATTTGCAGTGTCTCGGTTCAAAGATTGCTTTCCTAAATTTGCAAATGCGGTTATCGTCCGTAGCTTAGATACTCAAACACTTTCCGGCCTTGTTAGGGGTGAACTCATAAACGAAGATGACCTCCAGAAAGTCGGTATCCTGATCGAAACGCCATCCTACACTTACATAGTGAAGGTGGACTGATGCCAGAACAAGAAAAGGAAGATATACCCTGCTACCCTAAGAACCACAAAGGCGAGACCTGTATCTATAACCCAAAGCTTACCTGCCAGGAAGGTTATTGCGACGGCTGCATGATAAAAATGGAACAAGGCCGATAGATGATAACGACTGAAACCATGCCATACGAACAGATGAAGAAGCACCAGCGAGATAATTGCAAGTGCGCTGAGTGTGATTCGCCTATGTTGTTGGCATGGGGAGGATACTTTAAAATTAATGGTTATATCCTGCGCTGTGCCAAAGACCCTTATCACACTGGAATAGCCAGAGAGGCTAAACTATCATCATATGATACACCGGACGAATTAAATATTGGTAATATGTCAAAAATAAGGAGAAAACAATTGGAAAAAGAACTCGGAGAACAAAAGGCTACGGCCCTGGCGGTCTACGCCGGGAAAGGTCAGTTGACAGTACGTGAAGCTCAAGATATTATCAGCACGGTATGGCCTGGTGCGCCAGCAGTCGAGGTTAAGAAGGCTGCTATCGTATGCCAGATATACGGCCTCAACCCACTCATGAAACATCTTTATCTGATACCGTTCGATAAGAAAAAGAAGGTTGACAATAAGTGGATCGTGGAAAGCGTCAGTTATGCTATGGTACTCGGTATCAAGGCCAGCCGGATTATCGCCAGACGCAAGGGAGCCTATGCTTATCTCGATGACACTCCCCGGATTATGACCACTGATGAACAGATGAAGATTTTCGGAGAAGTTGATAACGACAACATTTGCGCCATTACCCGGCTGAAAGATGAAAAAGGCAATACTGCTATCGGCACCGGCAAGTGGGCCAGAACAAAAAAGGATTATCAAGGGAATGTATCGGACAACCAGCCCCAGGGCGCTGACAAAGGTAATACAAAACTAAATATGGCTATGATACGATCTGAAAGACAGGCCCTTGAACGCCTATTCCCCGATTCTATGCCTACCGAAACCGGAACCGAAGTCATTGACGAACGCTATCAGGAATTACCCAGCGGAGAAAAAGTTGACGTTACCACCGGAGAGATTGCAGCGCCAGAACAGCCAGTAGACGGCGAGTACACCGAATCACCGGACACTGATAGCCCCGAACCGGAGAAAACGCCACCAGCAGCTAAACAGGGAACCAAGGAGACATTTATCAATAGTTGGGGAGCACTCGAAGAAGCGGCCATGCAGCAGTTTAAAATGTCCAAGGAAAAGCTATACGGCATGTTCGAAGCCAAAGATGGACACGATCTGACCATTGGCCCCGCTGAATGCTGGGAACGTGTCAAGTTAGCCAAAACGAAGAAGGTTTAAAGATGTGTAATTGCATTAAGAATTTTGAGGAACGCAATAAAAAACACTTTGGGGCTGTATGGTGTGAGGCAGACAACTTCGGGAGTCTCTTAACAGAGTTTAGGTATAAACCTTATCGAAAAGATGGTAAACCCTCTAGCCGGAATAAATACTTCATGGTTCATTGGAGCTTTTGCCCATTCTGTGGATGTAGGGTGAATATCAGTAAATAATTAGCGGGGTTAAAAATGGGAACTGTAGAGTCTAATTTTAAATGTTCTGTATGTAAAAGGAAAACAATACACCACGGAATAGAACACCACGATTCTATTTACTGGTCATGCAGTAAGTGCGGCTGGGGTAGTTCTGAAATAGTCGAGGATAAACAGACGCTGAAAAATGTCTCAATCCTGTTCTACGGCAAATTATTGATGGTCCTATTGATCCTGTGATGGTTACGCTGGTTGCGGAAAAGAAGTAGCTTAACAATGGCTTAATCCTGTGCTGTATGGGATGCCAAAATCTCAAGTCCACAAGGTGAAAGCCTGAGACGAGGACTCACCCTCTTGGAAGAATGGTGCTAAGTGGAGAGACAGCCCTTAATAACGACAAGTTCACCATATCAGCACAGATTAAGATAGCCAGATAAACACCGGGAAGGTACAGAGTCCGTATAGTAGTTTTTTACAGCCGTTAAGTCGGGGTTCTGGCTACTATCTGGCAAACAGGGTGATTGGTGTGGGCGAACGCTTAAGTTATAAAAATACTGGGCGTAGTGGCCGAAGATAAAACCCCAGACCAGCCAGTCACCCTGATTTACCGAGCCATATCAGAGATTGAGAGCCTTTAAACTTTAGTCATTTTGGTTGTTGACATGGGCTTTTATTTGTGGTTTAATCTAATTACATCAGACTAACTAAATAGAGGGGTATTAATGGATAAATTACAGTTGACTTATCGGGAAATAGACATACTAAAACAACTCGCTAAAGGGAAAACTAATAACGAGATTGCGGTGATCATCAATATCAGAGAATACACCGTCAAGTCTCATATTCAAAACATCTTCAATAAAATGCGAGTTGATAACCGGACTGAGGCTGTCATTGTCGCTATCAAATTGGGAATCATTAATATTAAGGCAGGGTAAAGCAAATGTCTATGATCGATGCTGCATTGTCTTATATAGCCAATGGATTTAAAATATTCCCTTGCAAACTGGATAAAACACCATTGACTGAACACGGTTTAAAGGATGCCACTGAAATACAAATCAGGGTTAAAGAACTCTGGACTAAATACCCTGATGCTAATATCGGAGTATTAACAGACGGCTATATCGTTCTGGATTTCGACAAAAAGAACGGTGGTCTTGATAGCCTGACCAAAATGGAAACAGACCACGGCCCACTGCCAAAGACTCGCATTCATCGAACAGGCGGAGGCGGGCTTCATTACATTTACAAAAACCCCAACGGAACCAATGTCAGGAACACTGTAGCATTCGCCGGGTACTCTGGAGTAGACATTAGAGCTAATGGCGGTTATATTATTGGCCCCCCTTCTATTCATGCCAGCGGAAACAAATACGAAGTGCTGGACAAAAGCCCGATCATACCGGCCCCGGACTGGCTTATCGAAACTATTAAAAAGAAAACAGCCCCTAGTCTTTCAGCAACACCAGGAGAAGGGGAACCCATACTGGAAGGCCAGAGGGATGCCACATTAACTAAGCTTGCCGGAGTTATGCGCCGCCAGGGTATGACAGAGACCGAAATATTAGCGGCTCTTGAAATTGCCAATAAACGCTGCCAACCGGAACCATTACCAGAAAAGGATATCCAAAGAATTGCTAAGAGTATTTCACGCTATGCACCGGCAGCTCCTCGGAATAACTCGAATAGTTTAGAAAGTTTAGATTCTTTAGAAAGTGTAGAGAAGTTAGAAAGTTTAGAGAATCTAGGCGGTTTAGAAAAATTTAGAAATAGTTTAGAAATTCGAGAAAACATTCTAGAAACCAAAGTTGAGGCTAAACAGTACCATACTATCTCCCGCATGGTAGAAAATTGGATAAATTTGCATAAAGACGAGACTTTCGATTTAGATATAATTTGTAGGCAACTAGGCTTAACTGACGCAAAAAGCCGGAATTTAGTTACCATAAAGTTAGCATATGAGACTAAACGAAAAAATCTAGAAAAATCTAATCGCCTATATAGATATATTGATAATAATATAGTAAATATACCATGGTATGAAACTGGCCCGGAAAACTATTTTGACTTAACCTTTCCATCAAGTCATGACCCAAATGATTTATCTTATTTTCCTTTTCAGGATTCAGTAAGGTTGTCGCCTTGCAGTGTTATTGTGGTAGCCGGTCAAACCAATGCCGGAAAGTCCACCTTCTCGAGACACCTGACATGGGACAATATGGACAAGCATCCAGTCCGGTATTTAGTAAGCCAAACCTCAGCGGCGGCCTTTGCACGATATGCCAGAGCTATGACTTGGAACACTGGACTAAAGGCACCAGGTAAACCAAAGTTTGAATTGATAGAACGGTACGAGGATTTTCAGGATGTGATTAGCCCCCATGGCATTGACATAGTTGACTGGCTGGATGCTGATAAAATCGAATATTACAAGATCGGATCATTAATCAAAGCCATGCAGGTTAAAAAGACAGACGGTATTCTGGTAGTAATGATTCAGAAAAAATCTAATTCAGAATTTGGGGATGGCGGAGAGAAGTCGGCAAAGTGGGCTGATTTATACATCACTCTTAGTTATAACAGGGAAAAGAACTTCACGCGAGCCGATATTGTGAAGGCTAAAGAATGGGTGGGAGAACATGATCCGAATGGTAAGTCATACGGTTTTCAGATTACCAATTATGGCAATTATTTTTCAAACATCCGCGAGGTTAAAAAATGCACTGTTTGTTGGGGAACCGGACGGAATAAACAAAATGGGGAATGCAGCGGTTGCTCTGGCATAGGTTATATTGATAGTTACAGGGCCGTTAAGAAACAAATTAAGCCGGCTTTATTATTAGATAAAGAAGAAGGAGAACCATTTTAATGAAAGATAAAGAGTTTACATACTGCCCATTATTTACCATTGCATATACTGTTTTACAAGTTCAATCTCCGCAGGTATGCATGCGTGGAAGTTGTGCATGGTGGCATATCCATTATAGCCCTGATGGTCTAATTAAATCCGAGGGTTGTGCCATACTAAGCATTGCCAATAATACTAAGGATAGAACATTATGACCATAACCGAAACAAACATTGAAGTCCTGAAAGCCAGGTTCGAGAAAGGCCTTGGTTACTGTAATGACCTGCTAAAACAAATCAAGGCCGTTCCTGACAGTGAGGTGGAACCACTATTTAAGAAGCTTGACAAGGGCGCCATGACACTGAGGGAGCTTATTGACATGCAACATATCCAGAATTACAGTGAGTGTCCTTTCAGCCGGTGCAAGTACGATGCGGAAGGGTTTGTCTGTTTCGCGTGTCCAAGATTACCAGAAGAAGGGAAGTAATGACCACTAAAGAGATAGGTGGAACGTAGGTTACCTACCCCAGTTTAAAAAGATTTACGAATTTTGTCAAGTGAGAAAAAAGATGGCTTGTGAATATTATCGGAACGTTGGTAAATGCAATAATACCAAACTACGAGGTACTAACCGGAGAAACAAAAACTGTAAGGATCAATGCTGTTACTTTTGCAAGAACACCAATATTTGTAGGCTTTGCTCATACTCTCCAAAGAAAGGATGGTCTTATTATTAAATGACGATTAATAAAGGATTATTCACATCAGCAAGCGAGCACTGGGCTACTCCGAGGGACTTATACAAACAACTTGATAACGAGTTCCACTTCAACGATGACCCCTGCCCTTTAAAGTCAACGACAGATGGCCTATCAAGAGCCTGGGGTACAATTACGTACTGCAACCCTCCTTATGGCCGTAAAATCGGAGACTGGATACGTAAAGGATATGACGAATTATTATCAGGAAAGACGGTTGTTATGCTACTTCCTTCAAGGACTGACACTAAGTGGTGGCATGAATACTGTATGAAAGCTCATGAGATCCGATTCCTGAAAGGCAGGTTACATTTTAACGAATCAAAGAATAGTGCGCCGTTCCCAAGTGTTATTGTAATCTTTAAAGGTGGTCACTAAATGCTAACAGCACAGGAAGCGCAAGAGATTTACAACAAGCTGCAAGTCAATGAAGTGTCCGGCCCCTGGTACCGGCTCGACAAGAATATACAGGAATATTATCGCTGGCTTTATTCGAAGCCGGAGTATAGCGATTTGAAGGAGAAATAAGATGACAGAAGAAAAACAAATGATGAAGCCGTGCCGAAGCGCATGGTATTTAAGAGGATGTCAAGATTGTGACCATACCAAAGAACATGAAATAGATGATACATGTAATTGTGCTTGTAGTAATTGTGAACCAATTCAACAACAAAATACAACAGAGGTTAAGTAAATGTCACACGAATGTCCTGATTGTGGTCAAACTTGCTACTGTAACGGCGATATAGATGACTGTGACTTTGGTGATGTTAAAGCACAAATCCATTGTAAACATTGCCAGGTAGACCAAGATGACGAAGATAACGATGAAGGATTATTAGAATATATTAATGGGAAACCTGTAGAGTAAAGGAGAAATAGATGACACTGAGAGAAGTTTTGCAAAATATAAAAGGTGTAACGTGTTTAGGTTGTTCGTATGGGAAGGAGAATGAAAAATGCTGTGAAGAATGGTCTGAATCAAATAACCCATTTTGTCCATCGGATGTAGATACCTTGGAATCCGCCCTGAAAGAATGGGCTGGAAGTGGGCTGCTGAGTGATGAGGAATTAGATTCTATCGATTATGCCACTTTTTCATGCAGTCAAAACCATAAATGTAGGTATGAACATACATCTTGTGAAGACTGTTTAAAGATAAGAGTTGCCGAAGCCCAAGTTCTCAAAATCAAGCTGGAGTATGAGGGTAGGATACAGGAACTATTTACAGAACTGGACAAAATGTTATTCAGTGATGGAGATGACCAATTTAGATACTTTAATGTATCTGATTACGTGAAACTCAAAGAGAAGTATGGAGGAAAGTAATGGATAACGAATATCAGAAGTGCCCCATTTGTGAAGGTAGGGGTTTTGTATCGGGGGTATTCTACACCAGCGTTACAGATGAAGGTTATTCCGCTGATGCGGCCACGCAGTGTCGAACCTGTTTAGGGAAAGGGATTATTTTAAAGCCGGTCATTCACCCTCAACAACCTAATGAGGATATGGCAGTGAGGTTATCAAAGTTTCGTTCTAAAGAAATATTGGATAATTGGGATGATTTTCCTATCGGATATCAGGAAGTGAGTATAAAACATTCTAAATCTATCCTATCTTTCCTTTCCTCCCACGGCTTCTGCCAACTCTCACTAGAAGAGATCAAGATGCTGGAACTGGCAAGGAAGGTTAAACAGGGACAGAAATTAGCGATCATTAAGTGCCCAAATTATAAGAATATAAGTTGCGAATATCCTAATTGTATTGACTGTGAAGATTTTGGAATAGACGTGGTTGAAGCAATAGAGGTAAAGCATGACTGAAAAGAATATCACATATGCTGATATAGTCCATGAATTTTACCCCAATGCAACAGATAATGGATGCGTTGAGATACTATTAGAAACTGATATTAATATTTGGATGATGTTAACCCCAGATCAAATTAGAGAACGAATTAGGGAGTATAAACTCAGTCATGAATTACCGGAGGCCAACAAATGAAATGCCCTTATTGCAAGAACGAACTAGAGACATTAACGCTGGTTAGATTAGTGATAGAGAAACACACATCTTTCATACGACAAGAAGGCGACATGAAAATATTACGGGTGTTCTGGACACCGAATAGCCTTAAAAGCGTCGGAGAATATTATCAGTGTCCTCAGTGCGAAAAAGCTTTAACTTATAGTCAGGACACCGCAAGGGAAATACTGCTGGATAAGGAAGGTTAGGGGATGGATAAACCAAGAGTTGTTGAACTGAAAACATGGAAGGAGTTTTTTAAACCTATTGAAGATGGCGTGAAATCATGGGAAATCAGAAACAATGACCGAAATTTTCAAGTCGGGGATATGTTAATCCTTTGGGAGTATGATAAGGAAACTCAAAAATATACAGGAAGATTCTTAATCAGGCGTGTAACTTTAGTCGCTGAAAATCTCCCGTGGTTACAGTCCGGTTATGTCTGTATGAGCATTATCCCTGTTTCTACAACTGTAATTAATCCAGAGAGTAATCAATGAGCTACGATAAAGCACAACTGGCAAACCTGCTGGCTAATAATCCTGACTTAAAGATTGCTGACACATCGTTCCTTAATGTTCCTAAACAGCAAGGAAAGGCCAGCAACAAACCGGCTAGTACGATTAGACCTATAGAGACAGCAAAGCCCTCTCTTGCTCATTCCGGAAGGTCAGTTGTTATCCTGATGGATTATCCAGGTTGCGTGATAACTGAGGACAATTGTTACTACCGGAACGGTACACATACTTTCATGAAACTAGAAGCAAGGGACTGGCAGGAAGAACTGGTAGAGAAGATCATGATTTGCGGTGTTACCGACTGGAAGGCGCCCTTAAAAGTTTCCATCACGGGAGTTTTCCTGAGTGTCAGTAAAAGTTGTGATATCCATAATCTGAAGATCGTATTTGATTCCATTCAAAAGGCAACCGGCCTGAACGATAAGTTTTATATTACAGAGACTTACCCGGGAAAAATAGATAAAACCCAAACTCCAACTATTATTATAACCGTTAGCGAGGTGTAAGGATGATAAAGCCGTATTTTGAAGATGAATGGAACGTAATATACAACGCTGTGCACTCTATGATATAATATAATTATGGAGGTGCTGTATGGGGCAGAAAAAAGGTTACAAACAAACACTTGAACATATCGCCAATAGAATAAAAAGGGGTACTGATCATCATAATTGGAAGGGTGACAATATATCAATTAAAAGTGGAAGATCACGTGCTATTAGGTTATTCCCCAATATTGGCACTTGCGTGTTGTGTGGTTCACCCAGATCAGAACGTCATCATATTGACGGTAACACCGTAAACAACGAGCCATCCAATGTCATTATTATATGCCGTAAATGTCATATGAAGGCAGATGGGAGAATAGATTCTTTTAAGGCGTTATCTATATCAAACATACCTAAAATGATAAGTAACGCAGCTATTGCCAAAAGAGCTTTAACACATTGTCACAATGGTCATGAATTTACAAAAGAAAATACATACATCAACCCAAAAGGATCAAGATGCTGTATTCAATGTAGAACTGAGTATAAACACCGCTGGAGAAATAGGAGACGGGTAGATGGCCTGGGAAGAATTAAAAAGTAAGGGAATCAAACTATATTATGAGGAAGAATCTACGTGCATCATAAATTCTGATTGTAGAGATGTACTACCACAATTAGATAAAGTTGATTTGGTGCTGACTGATCCACCTTACACAGATGATTTTATGAAACTAGACTATTCAACTGGAAGAAAACATCATGCAGGATTAGCTGGAATAAAACATTTGTATATCTCAGACGAATTAAGTAATCCACCTTCAAAGGAAGATTTAGACCTTATTCGTAAAAGTTCACAAAACCAAATAATCTTCGGTGGTAATTATTTCGCAGATAGGTTACCGCCTAGTTCATGTTGGTTAGTGTGGGATAAAGAAACTGCTGGTAACTTTGCAGATTGTGAACTGTGTTGGACATCTTTTACTTATGCTGTCCGTAAGTTTACTTTTAAATGGTCTGGAATGTTACAAGAGGATATGAAGAACAAGGAATTTAGATATCATCCTACACAAAAACCAGTAGGATTATTAAAGCAAATAGTCACACAATATGGCAATAATGCACAAATTATTTTAGATTCTTATATGGGTTCAGGTAGTACATTGATAGCTTCTAAGCAACTTGGAGTAAAGTCAATCGGTATAGAAATATCAGAGAAGTACTGTGAAATCGCTGTAAAAAGATTGCAACAAAGTGTTATGAATTTTGATATACCCAAAGAAGAAGTAAAGCAACAACCATTAATGGAGCTAGGAGTTAAATAGATGCCAGAATTTGACGCTACTAAAGCCTATCAGAATTATGTCGGGAAGGAAGTTTAGGAATGGAACCTAAAATTTGTTCAAGATGCGGTAGTGACTATAAGGTTGAGATTCATCATATTGTTTTTCGTTCATGGGGTGGGAGTAGCTTGCCTGATAATTTAGAGCCTCTTTGTCAGGGGTGTCACGATTATCAACATGCAAAAGAACAAATAATAAATAATATCATTGGATATTTAGATCAAATTAAGAGATTAGTAGATGATAAACGTAAGGACTTTTTAACTAGGAAGATAGGTATTAATTTCTACCGTCTTGAAATACTTGAAAATAATAACTCAGTATTATTTATTAAGCAGAGAGGTTATTTTAAGTATTGGGACGATGAATCTACTCATGACGAAAAATCAGTATATAAATTAATTAGAACCGTTGAATAAGGAGAAATAGTATGGATAAACTAGAATTACTTAACGAGATTATCAAAGACTTGAGTGAAGTGGTAGTTTTACACAACGAGATCAAACCGAATGGGAATATAGTTATTAAAGCTGGAGCTATACATGATTTAACAGTGAAGTATGTTCAGTTCCGTAAATCCTTAGTCATGGGCGGGATAAAGTAGATGCAGATGATTTGCTTCAAGTGTTCAGGGGATGGTCATATTACAGTAAAAGGAACTAAAATCCAGAAGCCTTGCCCTGAGTGTGGGGGAACTGGATTACAGAAAAAGAAAGTGGAGGTACTACTTGTTAAAGGATAAGGTCAAATTATGGATTGCGATAACCGGAATGGCGTTATGTTTTTCTTTAGCCATTACGCTTGCTATTACTTTCTTCATGGCATTCTTCAATGGTGGTGAGGTATTGGTTACGATTAATGATTACAATGAAAAGTGGGTTGAGGTTATTATGATTCCAGTAGCTATACTTTCAGGCTGTTATGGACTATTTTATTTTACCAATATTATTGTTTGTAAATTAGTTGGATGGAGGGTTAGGAAGGATGAATAAACCATTGGATTTAGACCGGTTTATAATTCTACATTACCAGCATGAGGCCAAGAAGGGCTGTAGTTTCTCTCGCGGTAAGCCTTGTCTTGAGTGTCCTCAACCGTATTGTGTCCGGCACGAGAACCCGTCGTTATTGAATGTCAGTAGGTTGCAACCCAAATGAGAAGATTGATCTACTGGTTTAAGAAGTTCTGGTATGGCGAATGTCCTGATTGCCATATCCTCCTGAAGGAAAACAAACTATGGGGACGATCTGAATGCCAGAAGTGCTTAAGGTATTGGAACTGGTATTGAAAATAAAGCGGCCCCGGGAAGGAGAAAACCCGGGGCCTAACAGTAGGAGGGCTGCCAGTGGATGAAGCTGGCAAGCAAATTATTCTTCTTCAAGTTCCTTCTGGATATCCGGTAATAATAGGGTGATGTTCTTGGTTGTTAAAGGCTTTCCCATACACTCACAGTATTCCTCAACTAACTCCCAGCAGTAGTAGGATTCATTAGAGTATTTACCGATATTAATATGGAACCTTTTATTCAGTATACCATAGAGAGCCGCCCAAACATAAGCAAGGACATCGTACTTAGCATCAATGTGATCTTGAACGAATCTCGATATTTCAGTGTAACAAGGCTCTTTCTGGAACCAACGGTATACTCGGTACTCACCGATATCGGTTAACTTCTTAACCCCTACCTTGGGCCAGGTGGCTTCAATGAAGTACCAACTGTCGCCATTCTTCCAGACAACAACTGCCATATGCCAGCCCCACATATCCCACTTCGGATAGAACAGTTTAAGAATCAAAGACAAGATTAAACCGAGCTTGTCTTGCTTGCCCCTCTTGAACAGGATAATGTCACCAGGTCTCAACTCATTGTTTTTTATTAACATCTTCTTTTTAATCTCCAAATCGAAATAAAGGTTGCTATCATGAGGGCGAAAGTGCCTGCATCAAAGACAGGACTGAACCACCATGGCATAGGAGTTTCGAGTTTCACATTGGCAAAGAACACAGTCTTAACTATGGCATTTGATATCAGCATCGTGATAGTAAAAGACCAACCGAATATCTGGTTAGAATTGAAATACTTTCTAAAACCAATCAGGCAGCAGATTAAGAATATGCCGGCGGTAAAGAAACCGGTCTCGGTAATACCGTTATAAAGAGCTGAATATACGATGTTCACTTAGTCCCCCCGCCTGTCTTGAACCAAATCATAACGCCCTCAATGACTGTGATAATCATAGCGGTGACTCCGGTAGCATTAAAAACCTTTTGACCCCTTGCCGGTACTTCCTGACAGGCTTTTGAACAATTTGCTTTTATGTCGTAAACATCCATAGCGAGCATGTTCAGTATTTTCCTGTTATCCGGTTCACCCTCAATCATGGTTTTGTATTCGAGTCGTGTAAGCTGATCTTGACCGCTTGCCATTTAACTCTCCCTCTCAGGTTATTTGATGCAGTGTAGTATAATGTAGATAAAAAGGAGAAAATAAGATATGAATAACCAATTTGAGACAGCACTTAAAACTAAAGGTACAAAAGTTGTTAGTATTTTAAAAAATATGGCTGAATTTGCTAATTTCGTGCATCTGTATCAGTCCAAAACCTTAACAGACCAACCCAAACCATTTGACGATAAATTGTATATTAAGAATTAAAATAAAGACCATTCAACCCAATTTAGAATAGTTGCGGCTGTGGTATTACTTACTTCATAATAATATGTTGGATTCACAAAAAAAGTCATTGTATTAAAGGTGTCACCGGTTCCACCATTGGAAGTTCTTGCAACCTCATTGGTTGGTGGAGATGATGTACCTACATATGCAAATGAACCCGTAGCGGGAAAATCTTTATAAGAAGCATTTACCGCTATTGTCTTAGATGTGGTATTTTGGTAAACAGTATTAAATAGTCTTGTAGTCGAATAATAGGCAACTAATCCACTAGACGGTAAAGAATCATGCACATACGTCATATTATCCCGTATTTGTTCGTTCAATTGCGATGCTACGACTATTTGCCCCGTTGACCAGGTTGCGGGCGTAGTATAAGCCATAATGACCCTCCTTTAATAAGCTGGAATTGTTGTAGAGCCCAATACCGAATAAGTTGTATCATCCAGTATCCAACTACTCTGCCATGCCGCGTCTGTAAGCATCCAGGTTGTCTTTAAACCCTCAGCCCATTGGACGTTCCAGTCATGCCGAATACCCTCAATGTGGTACTGTTTATTTAATGATGCCTGAGCAAGTTTTATCGTAATCCGTGTTGATAAATCAAATCCCAAAACCTTTGAATACAAATTAGCTGGATCGCTATTGGGTTTAATCGTTATTGACTTGACTCTCAATGCCGGGTTTTCATATCGATTTAACAGGTATTGTGCTTGAGCCAGTGCGTCTGCATCTGAAACCATCAACAGCGAGGGCTTCTGTAATGCACGCTTGCCATACGAATCAATCGAGGTTGTCGATGTAGCCACCTGTTCAGTACCGCTTAACCGTGTAACCCTGATATCGTTATAAATTCGTAAATCTTCATAGGCTAAATCAACCTCGGTGTAACCCAGTTCACCGGCTGCTAGATTATCCCCAAACGTAGCCTGTGAGACGGTATAAGGCGACAAAAGCCTTGCATGACGATCTTGATAAATTATAGAGCCTGAAGGGGACTCGAACACTATGCCTAACTCGGTGTCCTGAACGGTAAACAAATGCGTCATGGCATTAAGGTTAGTAATGGCACCAGTAGCCTGTATGGTTGATTGACCAGTATTGATGTTTCTGCCAGTGGACGGCCAACCAACTGTAGTGAGAACATTATCAACCCGGGCGCCTGATAATTCAGCACTGTACCCAGTGGTATTGTTAATTAATGTTTGAGTTATGCTCTTGATACCATCGGCGCAGTTCAACCGCATAATAGGAGCCTTAATTGGCTTCATCAAGAAGTCTGGGTTCCATGACTCAATATATCCGGTGTAAAGGTCGTAGTTATTAAATTGGTAATCCATAGTGGGAGAACTGGGTATTGTTCCAATTGTCATAATGATACCATCAAAATAGGCTGTAACACCTGCTCCACCAGTAACAAAGCACAATGCTGATGTTGGAGGAATATTAGTTATAACAGTGGAAGCCGTTAACCATTCCCATGACGATGACCCAGAATGATATGATGACCAGGTGGTTGTTCCATTATCGTCTATCGCTATATTTGCTGTATTTACTTGGTCACACCAAACCCAACAGCCTATATTCACTGACTTCCCAACTAAAGAATTATTATACTCTTGATATATACCTCCGGTTCCAGCACCGCCTCGTACTATTTTACAGCTATAACTCCCTATTTTAAATTGTTCATTACTTCTTGTTGCTGTCACGCCAGCGATTGATGCTGTCCAATCCGTAGGAGGGTCGCCTAATTCAAATGATGGATTAGTTAAAAGGTTATTTCCAGCCTGTATGTTGATCCTTTTCCACGGTAATATATTGCCATAATAAGGGCTAGTAGTATTGTTCGGCCAGTAATCACCCGAGATATTCTTCAGGACTATTTCAGATGTTCCGGCCTCCATGCGGTTAAGTTCATATTGACGCCCACGCCTCACGGAGAAGTTCATTAAATCTGCTGATACGTCCGTCCATGTAGGCGTTAAAGCATACGGATTATCAGCAAAAGCTATTCTACAAGTATATGCAATACTCATTACGGTGTTATTCCTGAACTATTAGCATTACGGGTTTGGAGTAATAATATCTGTTGTCTAACCTTTTCTGCAATCTCATCAGCGTTTAAATTGGAACCCTCAATATTAATTGACACTCCGCCTAGATTATAAGTAGTACCAGGATTCCCATAGTTGCCAAAGCTGTCAACGGGTGCAGTTCCACCGACTCCCCCGGCTGTCGGAATTGTGGGGTAATAATCCCAAACATTAGCATCCCGTATACCGTTCCAGATACCCCAGTCTTTTTCACTAATATTGGGTAAATCCAGACGGGTAGATACGTTCAAATTCCAGTCTTGACCGAGCAGTTTTCCAAAGTCGTTTATCTTTGAAGCCAACCAATCAAGGGCGGTTAAGATTCCGTTTATAAATCCTTCTACGGCATCCAGAATATCATTAACATACCCTAAAGTAATGGCCTTGATACCGTTCCAGATATTTTCCCAGAATCCCTTCGCTTTGTCCCAGTGAGTTGTAAATATGGAAGCCCACTGGATTAAGGTTGTAAATACATAACCTAAAACCCCTCCGGCTATAAAGGCGTATAACTTTATCTTATCCCAGGTATCTCTTGAGATTTTTTCTATCTCATCCCACTTGAGGATAAGAAGAACTATAATGGCAATAAGAGCCACAATAGCCAGTATTACCAGATCAATTTCCCACGTTAAAGCTGTTTTGGCTATAGCTAGAGCTATTACAGCCGCAGTCAAAACCCCAGCCGCAATTGCAGCTACACCCATTGCTAAAGCTATATCGGTTAACCATCCAGCTAGTTCAGGGTTTTTAGTAGCCCATTCGGTGAACTTATCCACCACATTACTGACAAACTTTATCAGTTTGGTTATTTCAGGTGTAATCAAATTCCCAATTGTAGACCCTAATTCTTCCAGTGATGTTTTAAGGACATCAAAGGGGCTCATAGAATCGGCAGCAGACCCTGCTACTTTACGTTGTACCATATCGAGTGCAACCGCCGCATCCTTTACGCCATCCATAGAAAACCCGTAACGATTAAGAACGTTAATGTCACCCTCAGCCATACGGCCTAGAAGTAAGGCGGACTGCGTGACATCCATTTGTTTTGCTTTAGCAAGGTCAAGCGCGACAGGTAATAATTCCAAAGACTTCTTATAGTCACCAGTGGTCATGATTAACTGATTTAAAGCGTCTATTTGCTCATTTTTGGATATGCCGGTTGTCTTTCGAGCAGACTCCACTTGCTTATCAATGCTGGTAGCTAAACTCTCGTATGATACACCTACGTTTTTAAGTGTATTATCCAGACGGGCAAGAGATAAACGATCTTCTTCGGATTGTTTGTAAGCATATCCCAGAGCACCCGTAATGGCAGCGCCAAAACCAATGAGGGCCATGCTGGTCTGTTTCAAATGGTTTTGAATAGCACCAAAGTTATCACGCCAAGATTTAGTATTAGATTCCAGTGTATCATTGATTTGTTTAAGTTGGGCTGACGCTTCATCTCTTAAAGATACCAATAATTGTAGCTCAGCGGCCATTCATTTAATCCTTTTGTTTATCCCGCATAGCGGCATTTTCGGTTCTAATCAGTGCCAATGCGGCTTCATTAAACCAGACCGGATTTTGTAGATAAACATTGTAATCCAGACAGTGAAAGTGCGACATGATCTGAAAGGCTTTAATAGTACGGGAATCTTCAGGAGTAATGCGGTATTTGTCCTCTTTTGTGCTTTCTAGCCCTATTAAGACGGCATAGTACCCTAAATGAATACCGTCTTGGAGGGTGGTAAAAAAACTTGTGATTCCTTGTTAAGCCTGTCAATTTCAGACAGCACTTTAGCTCTGTATTCAATTCTCAGGTTTGATAGGTTATCCGGATTAACCGGGATCGCCCGCCCGTCATCTTCCGTGAATGACCAGGCTTTGACCGAGACTTCCAGCAGTGCCATTTTACCGAGATTAATTTCAATGTCGGGTGTCTCTGATTTAGTCTTAGCCTTAGCCATCGTGTTAAGAATTTGGTCTTGATCGCGCTGACTCAACTGTTTCTTAATATCAACCCATTGACCATCTTCGAATGTAATTCTGAATAAATCCGTTTCCGTTATGAAATATTTAGACATCTTCCTTTACTCTCCCTTTTTATTTTACTACTAAGTCCAAACACCAATGACAACGCCGGTACTTCCCGCGGTCATTTCCCAGTTGATAGTGAACGCGTTAGGGTCAGTGACCTTAATTGGCATTGAGATTGATTTGATAAACGCATTACAGGTAATTAATGGATAACCGGATGTGGTGCCTTTGGGGCCGAACTGAATCCCCCAGGGTACAGTTGGGTAAGTCTGTTGAAGTGATTGGAAAGCCCCTACAGTTCCCCAGATGGTTGTTCCAGTGCTGGCACTATCGAATACATGCTGTGAAGTGAAGGAACACTTCTGTAGGCCAGGGTAGGATGTGTGACCTACGTTTCCCGCAACAGTGGTATCGCCCAGATCGACTTCACCGGGTAAACCCGAGACTTCTTTGGTACTGGTGCTGTATGATGCCGAGGCACCGCCTGAAGGGGTACTAAGTGCAAAGTAAAGAGAACGACCGTGGCTGAGGCTCATAATAATTCCTCCTATCGTGATTCTGTCACGATAATATATTTTATTTTAAAATTATATTATTTACGATTTATTGCTATAGCGAATGATGCTGTAGAAGTTGCTCCAATCCATGAGGGCCTTGCGTATTGTTGGAACTGACTGGATATTGCAATACGCTGGCAACCATTAGTAGAAGCCGCCGCAAAGGTAGCTGTAGTGGCTTCTTCTCCCGCAAAAGCTCCCGTGGATGATGTTTCAATTCTGGCAGTAAGGGTTCCACCAGTAACACTAAATACCTGTATGTAAGCAGCTCCGCCTGTGGTTCCAGATGCGCTGCCTAAATTAACCGCCACACCATCACCGGTTGACGCTACACCAGTAGTATATTTCCCGGCTGTCAATAACGTGCAAGGTTCGAAGGGGTAATTATCAACGTCCAGATTGATAGTTGCTTTATTGACATCAGTCACAACTGATTTATAAACGTTAGATATCAGCATCACTTCATTGGTCGCATAGGCCGGATCGCCCAGTGTTGAACCAAAGGTTATCATCATGGCATATCCGGGGTCTAATTGCCTTAACGCTTCGAATACAGCCTTCTCTGTGTCATTGTAGAGTGCCTGAATGGAAACTGTGTCCTTAGCCATTCCGGGGTATGAAGTATGTCCAACCTGACCAAAGGTTGTAACGTCGGCTAATTCCATTTCACTGACAGGGTTGACCTCATTCAAATCGCCGCTTATATCCACTCCATTAATATAAATTCCGCAATTTCGCCCGTGTCGCAAACTCATAAGCCTGACCTCCACGCATTAACCGATATCTGAGCGCCTAAATATTGTGATCCACTATAAACTACTTCCCCATAATTGGTTATCTCGGGAACGTCAATTACATCCACTTGAGCATATGTTCCGGCGATTAGTGCCGCATAAATCGAATTAACCCCGTCCATTTCAATATAAGGATCAAGCACTTCCTGAGCATCCTTAATCGAGGCCGCTTTCATTACTCCGACTTCTACAAATAAATGATAGGTACAATTACCCTTAGCGGGTTGATGATACACAATCGGATTAGTAGGACTAATGGAGACCACAACATAAGGCGGAACTATTACGGCGGGCCATTCGGGATATACATTTAATCCTGAAATAGTCGATAATGCTGTTATTAATTCATCTCTAAATAATTGGATCGTCATTTATTGTACGTATCCTCACAATCTTTTCCAAATTCAACCATAACGCCGTTCATCTGGTCTTTTGTTTGATTAATAGTCGGCCCCATGAAGGGGTAAGCGGGAGCTCGGGGATTCTTTAACCTTACCCCCAAACCTCTGGAAACCTCATACAGACCGCCTACATTCCGCAGAGCATAGATGGGGACAAACCTTCCAACCTCTTGTGCGTGACCATATTCTACCGGTTTAGCATATTTAACATTAGTTCCCACTCTGGCCTTAACGGGTGAATCAATTTGAGTTGTTATTGATGCCCTTAACCGTCCAGTCTGAACCTTCGGGCCGGGACGTCCAGAAGCATTGATCTTTGCCTGTCGCTCAATTATTAAAGCGGCCTTTGCTACAAGGTTTCCGGATTCAGCTATCTTGCTCACAATCTCGTTGTTTTTGCGGGATAGTTCCGCAATACCTCGTATTTCAATGGTTAATTCATCGGCCATTTTATAACCAAGTCCCAATCCGTTCTCGTTTGTATTCCCTGATAATTTCTTTAATATCAGGATCAAGTCCTTTGAATGTCTGGTATTCACCAGTAACATTATTACCAACCGAAGTAGCATATCCGGATTCTCTGCGTTTCCATGTCCGGATAGTCTGGATCACGCAGGCCTGTTTAATTGGTTGAGGATAATCATAAATTAATATTGATGTACTGGAAGCATGGGCGGCGGCAGAAGTGCCATTCTGAGCCCTCTGAATGGTCGCTGCTGTACTAGTAGCGGCTGAGACATAACATTGTTCAGATTCTAATTTTAAGGTCATGCCAGCGCTTAATAATGCTGGAGTTGAGGCCGTAAGGGTTACTCCTGTGCTAGTTAAATCACTGGCTACTACAGTACCTGCATCAATCGTGTAAGATGCAGGCCAATCATTACCATAACCAAAAGTACCAGTTATCTTAATAGCCTTACGGAAACCAGCCCCCAGATGTCCAAAGGCTCCCATCGGATTTGCTTCTAACCTGGTCTTGGGGTATCGGTTGAAGGGGTAACAAAAGGCGTCCGGCGCAGTTGTAGGACTATTAATATCGACAGTATAAGCCGAGGTAGTGGGATATTGGTTGTTTCCGTCAATATCAATGATTAATGTTGAGATAGTCTGAACAGGCCAATCAAGGATAACTCTATTAGCTCCGCCGTCCTGATAATATGAACCTTCATAGATGTAGTAGAATTGTTCAGTATAAGTATCGATTTCACGACTGGCGGCCTCTGCAATCCTTAACAGTTGAGTATCATAAGCCGTTACGGTAGCAATATCGAGAGTCCCAGTGGCTTTCAAGGTTAATAGATTAGTGTAGCAATTACCCATATTTTACCCCTTATACAAGGTTTAAATCACGCTTTAAAGGATGCTCCGAGGCATATCCGCAAAACTTGCAGTGAATGATATCATCAGGTGAGGTCTCAAGATTCCAACCGCAATTCGGGCAGTCCGCACGCTTATAAGGCGGCATTTTATTACAGGCTTCCTGCATCGCCAGTATATCAAACCCTATTACTTCTTTAGCCATTTTGCTACCGTCCCATGTAGGTTATTAAGATGTTACCTACTATATTGTTGGCTATTTCTGTCTCAAACAACCCTAACAGATAATCATCCGTACCAGTGTAATTCCAAGGAATATATTTAGTCTGAGCACCTGAATCGCCAGCTAGATACGAGTCTCTAATGGCTATAGCGTTTGCGTCAATAGCTGTGAAAAACTCTGCACCCAAACTGGTATCTGTAGCAGTATCACCAAGCCCAATCTTTAATGTTGATGTAGCAGTACCACCAGTTGTAGTGATGTCTGCTTCGACTTTAACAATCAAACAGTTTTGTAATTCAGGGCAGGCTAATGCGAAAGCGAACGCATTAACCGTGACTGTGAACTCATTCGTACCACCAGCCGTAACTGTTATTAATGTTGTTCCAGCAGCCAAAGCAACAGGACTTGTAGATACTGTAGCTCCACCGCCTACAGAGGCAGCGACACCTGTACAACCAGCAGGTAGTACGATATTAGCTGTACCATTGACTGTACAATGTAAGGTATTGATACCCGGCTTTAAAATAGCGGGGGATTCTGTAAAGGTTCCTGAGACAGTAGTTAATGTGGAACCTGTTTTAGTTATTGGGATTGAGATGGTGCGGAGTTCACCACGAGAAATGTAATTAACATTGTTATTACAAATTGTGCCTATACCTGTATCAAGTAAAATACCTGTTTGCCACAGATAAAGAGGATTTGAATATAAATCATTAGCGGTGATTAATGTACCAGTTCCAGCATTTTGTATAGCATAAGAAGGTTTATTACCCGTAGCATATGTAGCCTCTAGCACAAAAGTATTACCAATGATGTTATTATTTACAGCACCAGCTTTTACATATATATTAGCAGATGCGTTATTAGTAGTTTTCGAGCCACAGCCAAAATAGCATCCCGTGAATACGTTGTGTGAACCTTCAATATTAAGTAATTGAGTGCCAGCATTTATAAGTGTTGTACTATTAAAAGTACATTCAGAGGCAAGCATATAGACTCCGATATTTGTAGCATTTTTTATTTGACCTCCCATAAACTCTGAACCATTCGCTGTTGCACTCAAGTATAATGATCCACCTCCACCAGAAAGATTACAATTGGTCATATAAATTTTATCACTTATGGATATATTATATATACCAGAACCATAAACTATTAGATTATTCAACCTGCTATCTGTAGTATAAATACCCATATAAATTCCATAAGAGCCTGAATCCCTTATATATGTCATTGTGTTCTGGATAATTAGATGTTGTCCATATTGCCAATTAATACCATTATCTGTGCTACCCTCAATTTCAAAATTTGTTATAGCATTATTATTGTTGGCTTCACCCGTAGTCGTAGCAAGTGTTGCTATTCCATGTTTTTTAGCATTAATTATTTTGAAGTCATGTACATGTGTCAGTGTGACATATTTGGTAAATAGTATACCGTAACAGTTTGTAGTTTGATTATTCTTATTTCCATCTATATACATATATCCTATATTTATTCCCAAAAAGGCATCAGTGCTATTTCCGAGAGTTATAGCAGTTAAGTTAGACCCATTAGGTACTTTAATTATGGTATTATAGCCTTGACCCATCACAGTCACATTAGATTTAGCCACAACGTATGGGGCAAACGTACCACTTGAAAGACTAATACTGCCGCCAGTACTAGGCAAGGCAGTTATAGCGGTTGTTATTTTGTCATCTGTTACTGAACTTGCGACATAATCAGCTTGGTATTTTTCAATATCTGAAGCATTAGAAGCAGCCACTTTTAATGTTGGGCCTCTCCCAGTAGGTGAGTCAATAGGGTTATCGTTGGTACTTAACGTAGTACCATCAAAGGTTAGGTTAGAAGAGGTCTGTACAACTCCATCAGTACCAACAACAGGTATACCTGTACTGTTCCATGTTTTACCATGCGAAACAGAGTCAATCAAGGCACCCTTAATGGAATATGTATCATAAGAGAGGTTATTTTCACCCCTGTAATTATATTGTCCAGCTTCAAGTAAGTAATCTTTACCCATTGTGTTCTCCTATTATGGATTAGTAACGGAATAATAAACGTAGCTCACACCCTCGGTTGATAACCCATCAATGTAAACATTGGCTAAATCGACACAATTAAAATTAAATAATGGAGCAGTGGAACCAGGCCAAATAGTAACACCAGAACGATTAGCCCCACTTGTGGCCTTAGCCGTAGAAGTCCCGATAACTATGGCCTCCGTATTTGTCGAGATACATACAATCGAAACCATACTGCATGGAACAGAAGAAGTGGTCAAAGGAACGGCTGTACCACCTGTAGAAACAACCTGACGTCCATTACCGGCTAAATATAGGGAATATTGCGGAATCATATTTACACCCCTTGTATATCTTTAATCTCTTGATCGCATAATTGCTCGGCTTCTAATTTAAGCCGGTTGTAATCATCCCTGATTTGTTGTTTGGTTGTAACATATTTTTCTCTAGCCCTCGGATTAGCTGTATTGAATAATTCCTCAGCTATCCTATTGGCACTGGCTAAATCTTCTTCAGCTTTCTTAATTGCGTTATCGAAGTCCGCCCGGGCTTTTGCCTTTGAGTTTCTATATTCAATTTCGGCTATTTTAGGAGCGGATTCAAATTCATTCTCCGCCTTAGTAATATTGGCTACATAATCCTGGCTGATTTGTGCAAGTGTCTTATCTCGTTTCTGTTCAGCCCGCTTAATCGACTCATTGATTGTTTCCCTACTGCTTAACATTTCACCCTCTCCTTTTATTCCAGCCAACCTCTTATGGAGCATTGGCAAAATGAACCAGCACCATTTGATACCGCACTCATCTTGACATCACAAGTTGCCGGTATTCTCATTGGTACTGTTAGTTCCCGTGTATCCGTCATGTCTTGTGTCATGGCTTCAAAATGGGCCATGAATAACCCCACTGGGAGAATAGTCCCGCTAACATCATCGTAATTGGCCCGCCCTGTCCACCTGACAACCTTCCCCACTGTGGTGTAACCCGATGATACGTGAATAGTCGTGATATATAAGGTCTTAGACAGCGGTACGGTATAAATAGCACCACGCCCTCTTGTGAATCCCGCTGTAATCGACCGATAAACTACTGCTCCTGTAGTATTGGTGCAGTTGATATCCCCCGCGGCCACATTGGTTGAACCGGCTGTAACAACTCTAATTGAATTAACTCTCAGAATATTGGTAGCCACGGTCGGAACCGCTGTTGTTCCTGAAAGGGTAACAGTCTCGGTTAATCCCGCGTAGGTATCATCTAAGTACGATATCCTGACTGATCTAAGGCCAGTACCTAATGCGGTATCGTTAGGGGATGAACTAATAATCTGCATCCCCATAGGAGTTGAGGGGTAAACATAGGCACCCCCGATAGTCCAAATATCTTCTTCAGTTGCCCCTACGTCCGCGTTATAGCCCAGTTTAGCAAATAAGGTATGGCCGGAAACATTACCTTCTGCGATATCGTAGGTATAAGGCATAGCTGAAAACCTGGGCTTCCCATCAGCTTGTTTGAATCCCGCCAGGGCTCCGGTAGTTGAAGTCCACCCAGTATAGACATGGTTGTTTTTTATAACCCAGGCGGTGCCATTCCAGGTGTAAACATTACCCGTATCGGTTTCTTCAGCCCAAGCGGTATCGCTGGAAGTAAGTGTCGGTTTAACATCAGTACTTAAACCTTCGAACTTCTTATATGATGTTCCCAGTAATCTAAAATCAGCCATTCTGCACCTTTACTTCTGGGCTGGATCGTTTCTTTCCCCAACTTTACCAGCGGGCTCTTCCTTGGCTAAAACAAGTTTTTCGTAAGCAGTAATGACACCAAATGGAAGCCTTTGTTCCTTTTCCATTGTTTTTAAAAGTTCTTTCAAATAATCCCAGACTTCACCCGGCATCTGAATATCTGTCATGTATTCAGGCCCGCCCGGTATTAGTTCTGGTTGATTTGGTTGACCGAATAGATCATTTTTTTTCAGGATGTTAAAGCTCATGGTGCCATCAGGATGACGCTGTACCTGTACGTTATGGGCTCTTGCCTCATCTTCTTTGGGGAATAGCACCCACCAGGCATTTTGAGCCTTCAGGGCCGTAGGATAATCACCCTGCCGGGGTAATACGTTAATTAAATTGATTCTTTCATGGAGATACAGCAGCATATTACACTGTCCGAGTTCTCCATAAAGATTACCGTAAACAGTCCGCATTAAATGAGACTTCTCAGGACACCACACTTCGACCCCGCATTGTTGCGCTCTGCCGATCCAGTATTCTACGCCCCTGTTCTCTTGAGCGTAAGGCGCTCCAAATGACACATCTACGCCATAGATTGAAACCTTTTTAGCGTGAAGATAGGCGGCCAGGGCCAGCATGTATGATATTGTGTTGGTAAAATAACGGGTTTTGAATTCGGCTAATATCTCATCAATTGGATAATGGATATCGGCCCAGGGTTGCCACGACACAACCGGACTGAATTTCTTTATGCCTTCGATATACTCGGGTTCAAGCCCTGCATCGAACGCAAAGGTCTTATCAAATCTTTTCCCGGCGTATTCCGGTTGACCGGCTACGTTGTTGACACCCCAAATCTCGTCTGCGTCAAAAGGGCAGATGATACCCGATTGACCTTTTCCCATAATAATAATGTGTTTCCCTTCCAAACTCTCCAAGATACTCTCTCCTTCTTTATTTTGGGCGGGTGATTAGCCCGCCCGATTACTTTAAGTTGTTGAAACCCAGGTTCCTACCAGACCCTGAACGTGCCACAGTGAAGTGGTGGAGTTCCCTGACATCAGGGTAATGGAGTCACCACACTCAGCAGTTGCGGCTGTATTGGTCAATTGATACGGTACTGCTGTGCTGGCCCAACCACAACCAACAAATGTGTCAGTAGTGGCGGCTGTTAGCACAATAATAGCCATATTGCCGCTGGAAGCACCATTCACAATGTGGTATTTAGCAAACGTACTGGTTGAATTAGCATACGGCAGGGTGAAGGTCAAGGTTGTTGAGGCATTGGCTAAGATCGTTCGACCTTCATAGGTCTGGGATAAGGTCACGCTGGTGGTAACTACGGTGACATAACCAGCCGGTATCGCTCTAACGCCCGTACTCGGGACGCCAATCACCATAACATCCAGACCATTATAGTCCTCAATAACTAATTTCCCGCCTTTCCATCCGCCTTTGATTGCACTTATTTCGGCTCCGGGCATATTTTGCCTCCCGTTAAAGGCTTGCGCCTCTTAGATTTTATTGGTTGTCTTATCATTTTATCTTTGGGCGGAGCAACCATACCCCGCCCGGCGATATCGTTCATTTAGGTGTTTACAGTCATCATGTTATTCTGAGGATAACGAGGTTTCAGGAATGCAATGACGGTAGCGTTACGGGTGGCCGCGGCACTGGATATTGACGGATAAAGGTAAGGATAACCGGCGGTCTGATCGTCGCTCTTGACCTCAATGATATACATGGTCTCAGCGGTTGAGTTCAACACCAGGGCGGTTGAACCAGTTCCGGCCACGCGGGTTGACAGAGCATCGGTACTACCCGTATAGGACGCGGCAGTTGAGGATGTCCTGTAATAATATGGCCCCGCATAAGTTCCGGCAGCCGTATCGGTCGAGGCTTGCATCAGGTAAAAGTTGGAAGTTGTGACACTGTTGGTACCCAGGGCGATGATAAACATGGCTGAACCATATTTACCCATGTTGACGTGTTTGCAAGTTTCGGTAGTGGAATTGGAAGCTCCGCCGGTTGAAGGAGCGTTTAACAATACAGGGAAAATCTCAGAAGAAGTAAGCCACATAATAGTGACCTCCTATTTATTTAATTTAAAAGGGGGTCGTTAGCCCCCACGATTACTATGAACGGGTTTGCAGGGTAACATAAGGGCTCAGGGTATCGGAAGTTCCCTTATAAGGCGTCAGGGGTTGATGCCAAACAGGTTCACCGTTGACACGGTAGATAAATCTGAAAGCGGTCTGATCGGTCACAAAGGCTACATGGATGCTGGATGCGCTACTTAGTCCGCCCTTATCACCCACAATGTACTGTGACAGATCAGCAAAGATCACATCACCCTCAGTACCAACCGAGGCGCATTGTTCAATCGGGATTACAGGCCGTGATAACATGGTGCCATAACCTTCAGCACCGAAAGGCCCCGCGGCATTGGTGGGGAACTGGAACAAATTAGCCAGCGCACCGGCAGTACCAATCGGGATGGTTAAGGTAAATAACTGTTCGAGGGTGTTCTGATTAATGAACCATACGGCATTTTTCCAGGACGGCGCCCAACATCGGCGGTACATCTTGAGTATGTTATTGGTTACGATAGTGGCGGCAACCTGGCCGGTCTCTTTTGAAACAGTTACGCGGCCCGGGCTGGATAGAATACCGAGAGGCTTTCCAGCACCATCACCGTTGATAATGGCATCATCCAGTTTGAACCCAAACTCTTGGGGGAACCATTGCATGATATAACCCTCAAGGGCTACGGAATCTTGCAGGAGTTCATCAGTCACGTAGGCCAGCGCGAAGAGTTTCTGCAACTCAACGCTGATCTGGCGGAACTTGGGTTTGGAAGCCGTAATGCTCGCGGCCTCAGCGCCCCAGTACGCCTGAATGCCACCGAAGCGGGAGCCATCAGCACGGCTGGTTTCATCAATGGCCGGAATCTTAAAGCCGTTGAAGTTGGCACCGACAGGCTGCTTGGTGCATTTGTTGAATACGATCGAGGTATTATAAGTTCGGTTAATCAAATTGGGGATGAATTCCTGAGCTACCAAAAAGGCACCATCGGACGGGACTGACTCCCCCGCGCCGGTAGGGGCTTTGGTCACAGGGTCGAGAGCGCCCGGAATACATCTTTTCAAACGAGGTTCGCGAATGGGAGAACCACCGGAACCGGCACTCTTGACCGCCATAAGGAACTCACCGAAACCACCGGCTTGTTTGGTAGTGGGGTTAACATCGCCCCAGGGTTGATCAGCGGCGTCTTTGGTCATAGTAACTTCGCTGGTATTCTCTAAACCAGCACCGGGAGTGAACTTGCGAGTAATCTTTTTCGCATCTTCTTCTTTCTTTTTGGCTTCATCGGCTGCCTTATCGGCGGCTTTAGCAGTTGCATAAGCCTCGGAAACGGCTTTGGTAATATCTTCCTTGGTTAACATATCAGGCATTTTAGACCTCCATTAGTCTATTTATTTCAATATTCAAAAATTCTTTCGGATTAAATTCTTCTTGTTTAACTTCTGGTATAACAGTTATTATCTCATCGGGCATGTCGCCGCCCGTAATGCGTTTAATTTCGTTCATCAACTCAATAGCTTTGGGTTTATTATCATCAGATAACCCGACTTTATTGATAATGCTCAGGCAATAATCAATCTCATCCCTTAATTCCAATTGTGATGTTTTCTTCTCTGCTTTGGGTTGTTCTTTGGCTGTAAAATTGCGGAATGACATCATTATGGGCAGCATGTCACTGTCCTGCATTTCGAACAGTCCGGACTTCTTACAATCCTTAACCCATTTGTTATAGGACGTAGTAAAAGCCTCGCCATGAGCCGACATAGTACCGTACCGGTCAGCATCGCCCTTATCACAGGCTGTCTTACTAACACAACCAGCAAAGGTATCAAGCATCTGCCAGAAAGCATCTTTCAATATGCTTACATTCAATTCCTGGTTGAAATCGACAGTCTTGACCAGTGATTCAAATTCCTTAATGGTAATCAGGCCCTTATCAAAAGCGTTGCGTAAAGCATCCGGATTACTCGGAACAGGCACAATAGATAACTCAAGCAATTCCTGTTTTAAATATGTTCTGGAAGGATCATTCTCTTTCTTGCCAGTCTCCCACTCTTTCGGGATAAAACCAACTGAGGTTGCATTCAGGAAACCACCCTTGCAAAGTTTATAAATAGTGTCAGCGAAGGGGTATGTCTCAGCGTCTGCAAACTTCACAGTAAAGACTAATTGGCCTTTACTTACCTTGACCGAGGTAGCCTTGCCGACTGGGGGAGCCGAATAATCATGAGCCCACAATACTATAGGATTCTTTTTATAGTTCTCAAGTTCCCACCCAGAAGCCTTGATAACCTCTCCATCCCTGTCTTTGGTTGACTCAACAGAGCCTACAAACTCAAGCACTCCCTCTGATAGTTCCTTGACTTGAGTAGTAAAGACCTCTGATATCTTCTTTATGGGTGTAATCACATTAGGCATATTAAACCTCGCTTAACCTTCAATTACGGGTAGCCATACGCATCTACAATTAGGATGCAGGGGAATTGGCATTTCCTGACCTATATCGTATATCTTGTTGTGAAATTCATTGCAATATTCACAGGTTCGTTCATCCATCGCGGTGTAAAACTGAACCTTCTTTACTACCCCACTTTCCTGATAACCTGTTAGTGTCCCCTGAGCTGATGCGCTGATTGTTTCAGTTCTGGCTATTCGCTCAGACCGTACAGCATCGCCAAAGAACTGCATAACTCTATCGGTAAGGTCTGGAATACCTTCTCCCGCTGTAAAGCCCTCTGCTAACGATTGTGCTAGGTCACGGGATAATGTTTCCCCTATCTCTTGAGCCGCCCAGGCTATCCTGCGCTGTAACCAGGCAGATGCTTGTGCATTTAGAACAGGTGCAATTACAGGTGCGTCTTTATGCGGGTTTTCAGGTGTCACTAATTGTTTGCCGGCTTTGACCGCCGCCTGCATGCAATTAGTCAATATGGGAGTGGCTTTCTGTGTATATCCGTCCCTTATGGCTACTTTATCGATTAAGGCATTATGTTCGCCCTCTTTTATCTTGGTTAGTATCTGGTCTTTAGTGACCGCGAAAATATCTTGTAATGCTGTGATTAATTGCTTTTCATATGTCTCGGCGGTAGTGACAAACCCTTTCCAATATGCTTCAGATTCGGCTTCAGAATAAGTCTTTTTTTTTACATCTTTCTTGTCTGCGTCCGGCGCGTTCTCATTCTCTGGTGAGTTATCAGCCGGATTATTAGAGCCAGGTTGACCGCCGAATGTAGGTGCTGGTTGTGTGAAAAATTCATCACCATCCGGTGTATCTACGGGCTCTAGGTCTACCATAATGCGGCCTTCATTGCGTCTTATTAAACCGCCCTTAAATAAATTGACTGCATTGTTAACCGTCATGGTCTCATCTTCCGGTATGGGGTTTTCAAAATCGTAATATAAGTTATCACCGAAGTACGGCACCAGCTCTTTATTGATAGCCTCTCGTATGACGCATAATTCGGGATGAATGACATAAAACGCAAATGAGTAGTTCCCCGCTTTAGCACTGGCAAAGGTTGATGCCTCTGTCATACCCAATACTGATTTCGGTACACCATAAGCACCTAAAATCGAATCACGTGAGTAGTTTCGAAGTGTCGCAAAATCCAGATCGCGTGGGGAAAGGGTTAGGGTATTAGCTTTACCGCCCCACAGGAAAGCTGTCTTGCCAGCGTTACGATAACCTTTATATCTTTCGTCCCATTCCTGAACTAATTCTTTGCGCGACTCACTATTGGGTAAGTCCTGGGCCGGGTACTCTATCACAAAACCGGGCCGCGCATCATTGAAGAATAGTTTGTTCTGGAAGGATGCTGCATAACGCTCTGAATCAATCACGGAGGTTAAGGACTGTGCCTCTGATAAACCACGATAAGGGTTGAAGGGATTAGGAGTCATGATATGGATAATCTCATCAACTGAGAACTTAGTTACCTGATTATTACGTCTGTATTCGTAATGGTCGATGTATTTATCAGGTGAAGGAATAACACTCATGTAAGCGGGAGGAGCTAACCAGGCCTCTGCCGGTTGACCTTTGCCGTTGAAATTATATTGATAAAATTCTTCACCTACGAGTTTTTTGTACATCGTGCCTTGATAGATAAATTGATAACGGGATTGGAAGCGGTTCGGGTTTTCCCATAATTCAATAAGGTCGTGCTTTTCTACCTCGGTACGCTCTCCATTACTGTCTAACTCATAAAGATGCCACGGCTGCCTTGCTACAGCGTTTGAGATAACGTTTACACAAGCGAATAACCAACCGACTTCACCAAAGGCTTTAAGATAGTTCTGATATCCCCAACCAGGCGGCAGCTGCATGTCAACGAGTTCGTTAAAGGCGCCACTATGGGGAGTACCGAGCTTATAGCCCAGTGATTTAATAAATTGGGTTAATCTATTAGCCATTAATCGTCATCAACCTTACGTGTAGATTCCCCGGCTATGTCAAAACCATATCGGCTTGAATGAGTTAATTTATGCAGGGCCTGTGTTACACTATCAACTTGATCGTCATGTTCGCCATTGGGAAAGGCAGATAATTCTTCTATGAAGTCATGTAGCCAGGTGGCTGTTTTAGGTAAGAACACCCGGCCTGATTCAATAGTGGGTGTTATGGAGTAAGCCCTGGATATCTTATCCGTGTCAACTTTTACAGGAATAAGGGGTAAGTTAGTTTCGCGTCTTATCTCTTGTATTAGCGATTGACCGGATGCCTTATCCTCTATTAGTACCGCGCTGGCGTGGTATTTTGAGTGTAGATTAACTGCGGTTTTCTTTAGTTCTGGATATTCTACCTTTTGCCGCCATACATCGATTAAATAATATCCGTTATTGGCTTCACCCCAAATGGTATTGACACTGTAGTCATTCTCCGCTTTAGTCTTAAATGCGGTATCCCATGAATGAATTATACTTTTAAATTTGGGTAGTTCGGTGTAATACTGCCACCATTTACGATTAAATATGTTACCTTCAGCAGCCGAAGGTTCACCTTGATATAATGCAGTAAAAGCCCTACTGCCAGCACCCTGTTCGTCCGGATCGTCTATCTGCCCGGCTCTGATTTTCTCAAGGTAACTTAAAGGGAACTTTTCAGGCCAAAGGGCTTCGTTGTTTTCGTTGATAGCTTTAAAGTGTAATATTTCCCACTGGTCTGCTTTGGGGTCATTGCGAGCCACCTTGAGTAAGCGCCCAACAAGATCGTCTTCATGCCAACGGGTCATGATAATAATCTTAGAACTATCAGCTTGTAAACGGGTCAGGGCGGTCGTGATGTACCACTGCCATATACTGTCTCGTACTGTTTGGCTATCTGCCTCTTCCTTGTTTTTGATGGGGTCATCAATGATGAGAATGTTAGCACCCTCACCCGTGATACCACCGCCGACACCAGCCGCTATATAAGAAGGTCTTAAATCATCCTTGCCTTGTAGTTGCCAGTGCATAGCTCCGGCAGTCTTTAGTTTTAGCGGCCATATCTCTTGATAACGAGGCCCGTTGATTATTTCCCTGACTGCGTAAGAAAAGGTGTAAGCCTTATTGTCTGAGTATGAGCATGCAATCACGGCGTTCTGAGGATGACGGCCTAAGTACCAGGCAGGGAACCTTATTGAGCAAGTCTCGGATTTTAAATGCCTGGGCGGCATAATCACTATGAGGTTTTTAATTTCTCCCCGTTCAACTGCTTCAAGCTTTTCGGCTAATTTGACCTGGTGTATCGGATTAGAATATGCCGGTAAGGTGTATTGAATAAAGTTAACCAGTCGGCGGCGCGCTTTCTCCTGCTTGATTTGTTCCAATGAGGGGAGCCGCCTTGCTAATAATTCTTTCGAGATCATTTAATTCATCATCCGATAATGTAGAAAGATTATTCTGTATAAAGGTTTGATTCACAATGTTAACCTTGGGTGCATCATCGTAAACCTTTTCCATTTTGTTAAGTTCTGCAATAGCACTAACGGGATTACGTAGCTTTAATTTTGTAATCAAAGACGTTGGGGCATCTTCCCCACGCCCTAAAGTTAACTCTTCAGAAGTAACTTCTTCTAAGGCTGCGGAGTTAGCGGAGTCCATATCAACCGTGATACGCGCCACACCATTCTTGCATTGAACAAAATCACTTACTCTAGCCCGGGCTATTTCGGTAAGCCGTTGCTTTCTTTCCAGCACTGACATGACGCTACCATCTACGGCTTTTTTATCGAGTTCCGCTAAACGGGCTTGAATGTTATGGTTTGTCAGGAGTTCTGAAGCTATAGAGCGAATTGACCTAACACTATACCCCGCAAGGGTAGCGGAAGCGGCGGCATTACTCGACTTAAAATAGTTCAGGCAGAACTTTTCTTGCTTAGCGGTTAATCTAGTAGACATAACGATAACCTTTCTTTAAGATACTAAAAATCAGTTCTCTCGATACCTTGTTAAGACCATTATAGCATAGTGTCAATGGGGTTAGGCACAAAAATAGAAAGTGGTTTTAATTTTAGTCTCAAACGGTTTAATTTTATAATAATATTATTTTTAACCATTAAGGGTACAGGCACTATACCATGTAATACGTTAACTGGTATACGTAACCCCTTTATTTAATATTTATTATGTGGGTGTGTCCTGACACACTAGCAATAGTGTATGTACACACACTAGCATTTATTAATTCTTATTGTTATTCTTTATTATTTAGTTTATAATAATTCCAGGAGGGTAGAGAAGTGAGTAAATTAAACGATCAACTTAACAATCAGGTAAACGCAAATAAAACTAAACATGCAGCGAGGTTAAAGGAACGGTATAGCTACGCACAAGGCTTAGGTTTTAACTCTAAAGAATCTCAAGTTTTAATGAACTGGAGTAAAGACCGGATAGACCAACTGGCAACAGAGCGTGGGTATTTAAAAGATCATAAGGGGTGATGCGATGGATTCACCCTCTAACTTTGTTCAATTACCCAAACATATATTTAAAGTGTTTGGTAAACTTAATATTTCCTCTTATGAAATGCGGGTATTGATGATACTATGGCTTAAAACATATGGTTGGCATAAAGAGACTGATATCATAAGCCTTACTCAATGGTGTGAAGAAACAGACCTCGATAGACGTAACGTATCAGTCACATTAAAGAAACTTATTTCAAAAAATATTATTATCAAGGGTAAATCGCGTAAAGACGGGACAGTATACAGTTATAACGCTGAATTCCTCGAATGGAACCTTAAACAAAAGGAGGCGAAGGAGAAGAAAACCCCAAGTTTAAGATATTAAGGGCAGGATAGCCAGAGAGAACTATCCTTTCGGCTTGATTAGCTACATCAAACTAGCCCATTTATCATTCTAATACGGTTTAATAACCTTAGCAATAGGGTTATTGTTACTGTCAAAATACCTTGAGCAGGCAGTACACCAGTAGGCACCGTCAGCATCAGACCAGAATAAATCACCTTTACAATGAGGACAACCTCCCAAACGGTATTCAGTATTGCTGATCGGAACATTAGCCAGCAAAGGTACTGGGGTATTCTCCACAACCCAATCGAGAGCCTTTGAGATATAGACTTGCACCGATTGGGGTTTTAACCTGAGATTAACCGCTATGGTGTAATAATCCTGACCAGCTGAGTAACGCCTCAAGCACTCTATTTCGTTAACAGGGCATAGGGACTTATCAGATGTGCTGTATATAGCCAATGTGGTCAAGCGGTCTTCTAACCATTTGGGCCAGTATTCCTTGTTGTAATTAGCCTTTGGGTTGGGCAATAGAGATTTACGCAACATTTTCTTAATGGCGTTCTTATCAAACGAGTAATTAGATTCCCTATAGGTCGTGGTTGTGCAGGACATAAAGCTCCTCTCCCTCAACTAGATTTGGGTATTCCGTTTCAGTCCATAACGGTTCACTTAACCTTTCACCTGCTCGTTTTCCAATAATCTTTATTCTCGCTTCTGGGTGTAATGATTTTAATAAATCCTGCATGCTGTATTCTTTCATTTTGGGTATAAATATCTCACCACCCTGCATTCTGTAGAGATAATGAATGGTTAACTTGGCGACATCTGCAAGGTGAATAAAATAACGCTTCATATCAGGATCAGTTAAAGTACATTCTCCGGTTTCAGCCTGTTTATTCCATAATTCAAAGACATTCCCGCGTGATTCGAAATAGTTCCCGGGCCGTATCACTGAAAATAATGTATTGCTTTCCTTATCGGCATTAAGGATTAAATGTTCCAGTACCTGCTTGGAAGTACCATAAATATTGATAGGGTAAACTGCTTTATCGGACGATACCGCCAGGACTTTTTTAACCTCTCGCTCAACCGCACATTCAATAACGTTAGCCGTACCGGTTATGTTGGTACTGATAGCCTCAGTGGGATTCTCATAGCAAACGGGTACATGCTTGAGGGCCGCGGTATGAATGACGTAATCAACTCCCCTCATGGATTGAGACAACCGAACTTTATCCCGCACATCACCGATGATAAACTTTAATCGTTTGTCATTAAGTTGCTCTTTCATTTGCCACTGAGCATATTCGCCCCGGCTGTAAATCTTGATCGAACGGGTTTCGGGATCAGTTAGTAATTGGCGGGTTAATTCCTGGCCGAGAGAGCCCGTACCACCCGTTATGAGATAATCAAACCTTTGATCCCCTGTGATAAAATCAGATTCCCTCAATTACATCACCTCTTTAATTGATTTACACACATAATCAATTTCACTCTCTGAAATACTGGGGTATATGGGTAATGATAAAACAGTCTTTGAGATAGCTTCTGTGATTGGAAGAGATATTGGGCTCCAGGTATCACGCTTGTAAAATGAGGTTAAATGCACCGGATTAAAATAAACCTTACATCCAATACCTTTTTCCTTCAGGTGATTCATAACCATATCGCGCTTACCGTCCGCAATCCGGATCGTATAGAGTTGATAAACATGCCGGGAATTGTGGTACTGAATACCTGGAAGAATTAGACCAGCAGTACCCTTCAGGCGTTCTGTGTACCACCAGGCAGCCATTTCGCGCATCTGTATGACCTTGGATATATGCTCCATCTGGGAAAGGCCAAGGGCAGCTGCAATAGAAGACATGCGGAAATTATAACCCAGTGCCACATAATCACCGGCGGTTCCATCGAATGAGTTGCCTTCTGATCTTCCATGAGACCTTAATAGTTTAGCCTGGTCATAGATGAACTTGTTATCAGTGATTAATGCGCCGCCTTCCCCCGTGCTGATAATCTTGTTTTGACAGAATGACATCGCGGCACAATTACCAAAGGTTCCAACTAATTGACCTTCATATTCGGCACCCTGGGCCTCTGCGATATCTTCAATCAACATTAGATTATGACGTAAACAAATGCTGCGTAACTCATTGATCTGGCAGGGGTGGCCCGCGAAATGAACCGCAATAACCGCCTTGGTCTTCTCTGTGATTTTCTTTTCAACATCCACCGGGTCAATACCCAGTGAGGTTTGTTCGATATCAGCAAATACCGGCTTGGCACCAGTAAACCTCACGGCATTAACAGTGGCGATAAAGGTAAAAGACGGGACTATAACCTCGTGGAAATGCTTGACTCCGGACGCTATCAGGGTCATGTGGAGGGCTGATGTACCAGAGTTACAAACTAAGGCGCCCTTGATGAGTTTGTAATACTCAATGAGGGATTGTTCGAAGAGGTCTATTTCGTGACCTTCAGCCCATTCTGCACCACGCTGGATAACATTATTGACATATTCCGTATCGGTTGGTGTGGTATACGTTTTAAACAGTGGTATTTTCATCTACTTTTCTCCTTTATTATCTCTGCGATAGGTGGGGAAATATCCTTCTTGATCGGGTTTTATCCCATTCACTTTGCATAGTTCATAATAAACCAATTCATTGTGAATCTTCCGAATGGTATAATAAGGTTTTACTTGATGGGTGAATGACTTTTTGAAAGACTCAAGGGTGTCACCGCGGGATATTCCACCACCAAGATCAAATACCTTAAATCCTTCGTCCTTAGCCCACTTGATAGCAGAGAATAAGATAAGATTAGTCGCGCCCAGATTATTAATTTCAGAACCTGATAAAAAGTAATGACAGTAATCTCCGTAAGTCAAGAACACAGCGGCTCCAATTATATGGGTAGAATCTCTGACGGAAAAGGTTGAACAGTGGGGGTAAAGAGTAGATAGCTTATCAAGGAATGGATAATCAAATATATATGACTGGCTGGCGCCGTTTCTCCGCATGGTCTCGTTATAAAGATTCAAAAGAGGGTAACTTAACCCATAAGATTGGGTAATATATAAGCTCTTGGCACCCTTCTTGATGGTTGATTTACAACCCTTGTCAAAACCATTCGATATCTCTTTTTCAGTTTGGGTTAAATCGATAAAGAATACATTATGCTCGTAGTTGGCTTTAACAGTATCGAAAACACTCTCCCAAGGATGACAACGCCGGAACTCCGCTATGATTTTATTCTTATCGCAATACTCCGAGAAATTATGTTCGAACATTTCATAGTCGGGCTTATCTTCTATCGCTGTGGGGCCGCTGTAGCCATAAGGCGACACGATATCGCAATAAGGCGTATTCTGGATAGGTCTCAAGTAAAACCTGTACTCTACACCAGAATTTACATATCTTCCAGGTTGTCCTCCAAACTCTGTTTCTTGAAAGAGTTTTTGGTAACCTTCGGTAAAATAGATATCTTTGTATTGGGTCATTGTGCAGCTCGCTTGCTTAAAGCTTCATTTAAATACTTTTGTGCTATTTCGAGATTAGGGTAAAGTTTCACTACCTCCTTAAAGTCTTCAATGGCCCTGTCGAACCGCCCCTCCCGCATGTTGATATTCTGCTCAAAGTTGCATAGGATATTGGCTTCTTCTTTGAGATTCAGCACATAAGCCGGGTCGAATTCAGGTGTTTTAATGTTGGTTTTGAAGAAGTTGTACCGCATGTCCATGTTGGGGTCTACAAGCCATCCATTAGCCCTTACAACCTTATCCATTGGGGTGCCGGGTAGATTGGTGGCAGGAAAGAATAATGACCAGTCAGCGCCTAATTCTAACGCACAATCGACTGTTTCTAGCATGGTCTCTTTAGTTTCTCCGGGATAACCCAGTATGAAGAACGCTTTAACTTTCAAACCAATCGACCGGCCATACTGAACTAACCGCTTGGCTTTTTTAAGGTCAACATGCTTATTCATAAGTTTTTTAAGTACCCAGGGCGAGCCTGATTCAATAGCAAAGGAAACTGAATAATAGCCGGCTTCTTTCATTTTATCCAGTAAGGCTTCATCCATACAAGACACGGCCAGGCCCGAGGGTGAATTAAGATAAAGGTTATATTTCCGGTCAATAATACCCTGAAGAATAGCCATAACGCGCTGTTTATTGGCGGTGAAATTATCATCTTCAA